CTTGATATGTCTAGTGTAGGCAGTGGTAAATCCCATGACGCGATTACACCGCAAGATATATCGGTCATATTGTCGTATTCAAACCTTACTCAAAATCAAACTGACTTTCTTTTGATGAAATATCTTAGCGATTATTCAGCTATGAATAGATTATTTAGCCATTTTTATGCAAAAGCAGAAGAAATATTTGAAGATATTAAATTTAAACACCCCAAAAAGACTTTAGAGAAGATAGTAAACTGTGCCATATTAGAATGTGTAATGACAAGTTGTCCTGTTTGTAATGGAGTGGGTTATACCACTTTTAATAAAACCATTGAGCAATGTTTGCATTGTAACGAGGGCTTATTTATCTATGATGACTTTACCAGGTGTCAGATAATGACTGTAAAGAAAGCTACTTATGGAAAAATAAGGCGAGGGTATAAGAAGATTATGGAAATGCTTTATGATTTAGAACAAGAATCTTTAGCTAAAATAGGTGATACATGATTCCATTCCCTAATAAAAAATACAAGACTATTTACTGCGATCCTGCATGGAATGAAACAGGTGGTGGTAAAATCAAAAGAGGAGCAGATAGACACTATGTTTTGATGAAAACAGAAGATATCAAAAAACTTCCTGTCCAAAGTATTGCTGATGATGATTGTTGGTTGTTCATGTGGGTTACTAATAACTTTTTAAAAGATGGCTTAGAGGTTATGGAACATTGGGGTTTTAGATATATAACTAATTTAGCATGGGGTAAAGATAGGTTTGGGATAGGATATTATTTTAGAGGACAGCACGAACTTTGTTTATTCGGTGTTAAAGGTAATCTTAAACCTAAAGTTAGGAATGAAAGTAGTTTTGTTTTTGCTAAGAGAGATAAACATTCTAAAAAACCACATCAATTTTATGAAAAAATAGAAAATGTTGGACACGAGCCAAGAATAGAATTGTTCGCTAGAGAAACTAGAGATGGTTGGGATAGCTGGGGAGATCAGGTTGAAGAAGAAACACAAATGAGTTTAATAAAATAGGTGATACATGAAAAAGAATTACTATTGTTATAGAGCCACAGTTGTTTTTAGTGGGTGTACTCAAGCAACAGATGAAAAAGATGCGATAAGAAAAGTAATTGCTGACTCAGAAAGATTACCCGAAACAGTTTCTTTTAAAGAATCCGAAGTTAAAGTTCGCAAACTCCAAAAAAAATCTGAAAAAGGATTATATCATGATGCCAAATACGAATGGTGATGAGTTATTAAAGATAGATGGTTTCGATGAAGCCATAATAGGTGTGCAAGAATCTATCGAGCCAAAGTTAGTTTATGATATTGATAAGATCGCTGAGATATTAATGACAAGAGAGCAAATGACAGAAGAAGATGCCTATGATTATATTTCTTATAATATAACTTCTGCTTATGTTGGAGAAAAAACACCAATATTAATAAAAGTGGGTAAATTAAAAGATTTTATCTAAAATCGGCTTCCATATATACCCCTAGAAGCCACGTTTATTAGTCTTAGCATACTTACCTACCACCCCTAATGCTTAACAATATTTTTACTATCTTCTTGCTCGTTAGGATTGATTTGATTATTTTCTTCATCTACATCTGCTAGATTTTGCAGTTTAGGTTGTAAGTTAGGAATTGTTTTAACTAAATCTTTTAATTCAGCGATTAATTCATCATCTGATTTCTGATGAGTGTTATCTACATTTAAGTTTATAGTTTGTGATGAGAAGTTTCCAAGTTCCAAGATCAGTTTAGCTGTATTTAATCTAACAGCATCTTGCTCACTTTTTAATAGATCCTGTAATACCGATATGGCTAGACCAGATGTTGAGGTAATTCTCTCCTCGTTCTTTTCTCTAATTTCTTTTGAGTATTTCTTTTTAAGATAACTACCCATACTTCTTATTCCTTTCATGTCTTTAGAATAACCAGCTTTGATTGCTGACTGAACAGCATTGTTGGCAGTTTCGCCCTCGCAGAAAGCATCTATAAATGCTTGTTCTTTTTCTTTATTTATTTTTTTTGGCATAATATTCTCTTTGTTAGATTGAATTGGCTTCGTTACGTTTTTCTAGCCACTTACCGACTATCTCTCCTATATCTTTATCTGGCATATAAGAAATTACTAAATCTTGTCTTTCGATTATCCATGATTTATCTAAAACTAATGATCCATCAATATCAGTACTTTCTTTATCTCCTGTAATATGAGATACAACTGTGATTGTTTTATTATTTTCTTCTACAATGAAACCGACTGAACAACACTCGGCTAACTCTGTTTCTAATTCATTAATGTCTGTCCACCCATGGGTAGGGCTTACAGCATCTTTCCAATGTAATAAAACGAGTTTAGCTTTCATTTGTATTTAAAAATATATTTACTCCATAAATAACTTCTTGCAATGCTTACCACCATAAATATCAAAGATAGATGAAACATCTCCCATATATTTATATGTATGTCATATAAAGGAAAAACTAATATTTGAATAATAACTGCAAGTATAAGTCCACTTCCTATGTCTAATGTTCTATGTATTAAATGTTTTGAATTGGTCATTTTAGTTTTCTTAAAAACTTCAAGTAATCTGCACCCTCTTGCACTTCCCAAAATATCTTAATAAAGTCTGGGTGTGTGTCAGGTAATCTTGTGTTAAATACTGCTACTGCACAAGGCGACATCATTTTATTAGGTAAATTTAACATCTTAGCAAAGTTGTCATATTTTTTATACGAACCAACCTGAACACAGTGCATTGTTATATCTGAGTTTGCATCTTTAACAGGCATATAACCACTAACGTGAGTATGACCTGCCATAAGAATATGATCTCTTGAATTGAATATTGCGTGTCTAACTATTCCGTGTGCTGTGTTATAGATTGAATTACCTCTAAAGTTATGAGAGCAATTTACTCTTACATTATGTTTAGGTAGTTTAAGTTTAACCCTTATGTTATGGGGTGCGTATGTAGTCTTTAAAGGTCTTGTAATCCACTTTAAAGGGTCGCCATCTCCACTCCACATATCATGGTTTCCAGCTACAATAAATATCCAATTAGTGTAATTAACTAGCCACTCAGTTAATTGCCATGCTTGTTCTGCTGATGTAGTTTGTTCTGCCCAAAGACCTGCAAGTTTAGTTCTTCTTGCCCAATTATTTTGTAAATCACCTACGTTACAAGCATACATACCATCAGTTTTATTTGTTATATCTAAATGTTTAATAACACTAGGCATATCGCAACCATCATCATCAATGTGAGGGTCGCCCATAATATAAAGGCCGATGGGTTTATCATCTTTTATTCTTATGTTTAAAAATTCTTCGTTTCTTTCTCTTTTCTCTTTACGATTAAAAGTATCAACTCTAAGTTTAACTAAATCTTCTGTTGATATTTCTTCATCATAAAATTTATTTTCTACTTCAAAGTTTTTAATTTTGCTTGGCGAGTTTGTTTTTTTGCCACAATCTCTACATTCATACCTTTGTGGTTGTCCTACAATGTGCTTATCTTTACCCCTTTTAATTAAATGTGTCGATGCACAAGTTGGACAGGCTAACATATTCCCATCACTATCTAATTGCAAAATGTCTACATTAGAAAAGTTACCACCCTTATTTATTATCGCCATTCTTTTCTTCTTCCTTGATTAAGTATTCCAAATACCATTTTGCTTTTTTTAAATCAGACAAAGGAGTGCCTTTATGTGGAAAACGAGTAACGTACTTTATGATATTTCCACGAACATAATCCATAGACCAGCTACGAATGTACTCAGTTGTTTCAATTCCCTTAGTATAGTGTTCAGGTCTATTAATAAGGTCTGTTTTCTTGTCGCTGCTCATCTATCTTTTGTTCAACCTGATTCCAAGGAATCGGCAAATAATCATCTTCCCAAGTTATAGCACCATAAAGGTAGTCTTGTCTAGTTTCAATCCTATCTTTAATGCGAAATTTGGCATGTTTATCAATAGCATAGATGGCATGTATAATTTCCATTTCACGAAGTGTGTATGGAACATTACTACACATAACTATTTCTCCTATGTTAACAACTTAATACAAATAAAAATTATCAACACTATAGTTAAAAGCTCAAAGATACTAACTTCAGGCTTTAGGTATTTGGTTTTTATTTTATAAAAAAACCAATTAAAAAATTCAGGCTTTACAATAATTACAACTCCTATTAGCAAAGCCAATAGTAGTGCTTCTTGTATCATTGCGATAGAGGATTATCTGATCTTGCTTTCATCTCATTAACTTTAGCATTTAATACTGCTATTTCAGCTTTGTTAATGGCAATGTCTGCTGTCAATGGTTTAATGTCTACTGATTGTCTAGCTTCTAATACTTCTACTCGTTGGATTAACTGTCCTTGATAGACAAATAATCCACCTAGAGTTATTACTAGACCTACAGCTCCTGTTATTACTTTAATATCCACGAATCCTCCTTAGATGTTCTTTTGCTCGTATTGTATTATCTATAGATTCCTGAAGAATTTTTTGGTTTTTCGCCATAGGGTCGTTATATACGATTTGATTCTCAGCATATATATCTCGCAAATCAACATATTCTCTCTGGTCATAATAATTACCTCCATCAATAACTAATTGATTGTTAAATATATTATTGTTGGTTTGACCATAATTGTCTATAGAAATATTACTTTCCATAGCTTTTGCTACTATAAGAGAGGTAGCTATCAGTCTTTGATCTACTCTTTTAAGTGTTTCATTGACTTTTTTTTCTATAGATTCTATTGAAATAGTTTCAGTATTGACTCTAGG